CTCTTCGTCACTTTCTCTACTTTTGGCCCAACGAACCCACTCATCTTTCGATAATCTGGCAATGTATCTTGATAATAGAGCATAAAATATTGACCAAGCGGCAAAATAAAGCAATAATGAAACTGTAGTGATCTCCATTACAGCCCTAAACCTTTTCCAGCACGTTCTAGTGCTTTTTCTTTAGTGTAAATTTCGGAGGGTTTAGCATAAACAACACCTGGTTTAGTTAAACCACTATCTTGAGCTAATTTCAATAATGGAATCAATGCACCTAAGTTCATGTTTTACCTTTTTGTTTTTGCAATTCAGTAAAAGCGCCAAAGAGTGGTTCAAACACATTTGCTACGTCAACATCAAAACCAGTTGCTGCTTTAATTTCATCTCTTATTGGTTCGGGTAAAATTACATTTTGTAAAGCTTCAGGGATCCCTGCCATTGCTTTTCCATAAAGAGCAAAGGATGAACTAACTGGTTGCTTTTCAAAATCTAACTCTTTAGAGTATTGTGAAAAAGTTGTGTTTGGATTCTGATCACCCATTCTTTTAATAAATGCTAAAATTATAAATGGCAATATTATCAATAAAACAATTCCTAATGCTCCTAAACCTAAACCTTTTCCAGCTCCCGACGAACCCAAAAAGGCTTTAACGTTTTCATGCTTATTAAAATCTTTAAGAGCTTTCTCCTGGTCTTTGGTAACTTTCTTTAGAGTATACCCATCTGGAACTAACGCAACTGGCATTATCGCCTCTTCTTTTTCCCTGCAGGTGTTTTCCTAAATGCTACACCCATTTTCTTTAAGTTTAGTTTACCTGATCTTAATCTAAATCTTGGTTTGTTACTGTTAGCCTTAACATATTTGTTCCAGGCTGATAACTTTCGTTTAGGTTTTGGTCTTGATGGAAGGGCTGCAAAACGTGGGTTATCTCTTCTTATCTCTCGCTTAGCTCCTAAGGACATTCCACAACCAGGACAATAGTTTACAGGCATTATTCTATCTCTGCTCCTTCTACTACTACTGTAATCAATCCAGAATTACCCTGGGCAATAACTTTGATCCCTGTGTTTGGAGGGATCGTATAGTATAGATTAGGGAATTGGGGCCCGATCCCTGCAGTTTCAATTAGAAACTTGCTAACATGTAATGCTTCCTCATTACCTTGAACAGTCCAGGACAGAGCATCACCTTGAGAACATCCGCTATAATCGAAAGAGACATTAGTAACAACACTGTAGAACCTATTTGGTGAGATAAAATCTAGTACTGTAGTTCCACCCCCAGTTAATGCTTCTAGACCACTCCAGGCAAAGACATGACTTCCAAAGAAGTTAAGAGTCGGCCCCGTCGAAAGTGTCATACTTCCTCACATACTAAGTTAAGATAAGTTGCGATATTATCAGTGTCGTCTGTGGTTGTAGTTATGAGTACGGTAGTTAGTGGGGGAATTACAAAACCTATTTGATCACTATCTAAATTAGTAAAACCAGCATCACTAGATTTTTTAACTAACATACGGTACATATCATTCCCATTTAAGTTAATTATTAATCCTATATTTTTATTAGCACTTAAATTATTTTCATTAAACGAAAAAGAAGCTATAGCCTTTAAACCTCTATTAGGACTTTTAAAATCGTATAAAATTGCATCAGTTCCACTAGTGGTTACACCATTGCCACTCCACCCAGCCCATGTTTTACCACCGATGTACGCAATATCTTTACTTGGTGCAGCTATAACTTGCTTATTAGAATAACCAACACCCTCAGGCATTAATTTACTCGAATGTTATTGTACAGCTCGAATCAATCGTTGCGGCTGTAGTGACAGCAATTTGGATGTCCAAAGTATTTCCAGAAGTTACGCCTAGTGCTGTCTTTTCTTGTACAACACAATTAGCAACTCCAGTTCCACCGGATGCTGCTTGAGCTATTGCTGGTCCCATAAAGACTGCGTCACCTTCTTGGAGGGCCGTACCTGTCAATTTAAATCCGCTACATAGATCTGCCCCAGTTCCAACGGTACTAACTCCCATTGTTATAGAAGATATTTGTGATACTCCAGTTGGAACTACCAAACTCAAACCAGAACTTGCGAACTGATTATTCATGCTCTGAAAACTAGTTGTTGCTGATAATGCAGCTTCTGTTCTTGTTACGACTATGGCCATATTTATGCTCTTACTTTAATGGGTCCAAGACTAGCTAATACAGGTGATCCTCTTGAAAAGGATTTAACTGCTGCTTTTGCTAAAAATGCCCCGATTAATGTCTTAGTGATCGCTTGTTTATTTGATTTTGCAGACTTTGATAGCGTTGATAATCCACTATTCAAATCTCCAGCTAGAAAAGACTTCATTGCGCTTCCAGCGTTAGTTTGTTCCAGGAGTGCTAAAGCCGATCCTGTCTCTATAATGTTAATTCCAAATTGCCTAGGAGCTCTTCTCCTGGAGGCTTTACGTCTTCGTGCGACCATAAAAGGAGATTAGATTATGCGTTATAAGTTAAGAGCCTTAAAACAGTGCCTACAATGTTTATGATCCTTTCCTCTGGAATTCCAGGGTATAAGCTCCTTGCATCGTTTACAGATCATTGCATCGTCTGCAGCATACTTTACAATGACTTAAACCGTGAATACATTTTCCTCTAATCATATTCTTCTCTCTGCTTTTGCTGAAAGTAACGCCTAGTATGATGACAATGCGGACAATCATAGAACATGCCACAACCACATTTAGTTCTGCCGTTCTCCCAGTCACTGCAGATCGCTATGATAAATTCATTCCAGGTTAATGGTACTCTTCTCTTTGACATATGATCATGAATATTGTCTTTGTACTTTTCAAACATTACCATTACGTCTGGATGTAGTTTGATTACTTTACGTTTAAATGTCAATCTATCACCTGGATCTTATGGATTACTGCACACTTCGGATCTCGACATTGAGCGTAACATGTCAAACCGATTTTCTTGCAAGCTGAACACTCGACTTCACGTAAGTCTCTCATACTACCATACTGGGGACCAGAGTATTAACCAGCTTGCTAGACGGAGTAAAGGTACCTTTCAAAAACTTTTTATAATATATATATTGAGGTTTATTATTATTATTATTATTATTATAGACGATAAAGCTTTTTTTTTTGTTGTTACAAACGTTTAGTGTAGTCTTTTATTAGTATTTGACGCATAAAGAAACCCCTAGAGGCTTGTAACCCACTACCTTTTGTCTAATCCTAGGCGTTTTGTAGGCTGTTTAACCCCTACTTCGGGGCTTTGTGAGGCCTTTAGTAACCCTTCCACCCCGTTTCTTTTCATTAACATATCTGCAACAAAACCCATAATCGGATTTTCTTTAGTTATCGCTTTGATCGTGGTTTGTCCTGTAGCATCATCAATTTTTTTGCTAGCTGCACCAATTGAGCCAAAGAAGGAGCTCTGGAAGGTTTCAAGTTTGTCATGCATTCGGTCCTCTATCTCGTCTATAACACCTGCTAGAATTTCTATAAGCTCTTCGTCACTTTCTCTACTTTTGGCCCAACGAACCCACTCATCTTTCGATAATCTGGCAATGTATCTTGATAATAGAGCATAAAATATTGACCAAGCGGCAAAATAAAGCAATAATGAAACTGTAGTGATCTCCATTACAGC